CCTCTACCTTTTATGAATTTTCCTGGCGGTCAGTTTCTTGGTGGCTTTGGTCTTGATGCACTTACACAAAAATTAATGACAGACCCAGAAGATGAGGACACAGACATAGACTACTTAAGTGCGCTCATGTCAGGTGTGGCTAGATCCACAGCTGCAGCTGCAAAAAAACCACAAACAGAACAAAGATTTGCTGATCCAGCAGATTATGGTATGGAAACTGTTTCAGGTCAAAGACCAGGTGATACTTTTTTAGTGTCAGACCCAAACGCCGCTGCACAATTTACTGATCCAACACCAGAAGGCCCTTTTCAAAAATATTTTGGCCAACCAGCAACTGGACCATCATTACAACAACAAGGTCTTGAAGGTTTTACTTCAAGTACGATGGTGCCAGGTAGTGGACCAGAGGGATCATTAACATTTGGTGACAGAGCAGCTAACGTAGGTAGATCTACATTACAAACAGTGCAACCTTTCGTTGATCCACAAGCTGCCTTTTCAGATGTAAACACTCTTGGTGATTTAGTTACAGCGTCAAGTCAAGTTGCGGCTGGAGCAGCAGCAACAAAAATACCTTCCGGTATAAAAGCTGCACAAGAGGCTGAAGAAGCATATCAAGATTATTTAAATCAATTAGATGAAAGAGCACGTGCGTCAGGTGAGGCTTTTGAAGAAGAAAGAAAACAAGCATACCTTGGAACATTTAGAAGAAGAGGCATTAGTGTGGATACCACTCTCAGAATTATGCAAGAAAATGGCATAAACGTAACAAGAGAAGAGATTGAAGAAAGCAGAGCGACAGCTGCAAGAGGTGGTCGTATTGGTTTTGCAGAGGGCACACAAGTAGAACACATGACTATTGGTGACTTTGTAAAAGCTGAAGAGGCAAGAACAAAGTTTCTTGATCAGATACAAAGAAAGATGCAAGCGCAAGAGTTTAACATGAGACAGAATCAACCATCAGGTATAGGTAGAGCTTTAAACATGATGAACCCTTTTGATAAAGACCCGATGAGAGAACAACCAATTATGGACATGAAAACAAGGTATATGGATCTGATGTTTGATATGAGAAAGAAAAGTATGGAAGACGCTACAAAGCTTAGAGAAGAAATGCTTAGAGAAGAAATGCGTAAGAAAAACAGAAAAGATGATTTTAATAATATTGTAGATATGCTTGACGATAGATTTTCAGAAAACAGACAACAAAGAAAAACAGCAAGCAAGGGCGGACGCATGACGCCAGAAGGTGACCCAATATCACCAGACGTGCCAAAAGGCATGCAGATGGATCTACGTGGTGGAGGTTTCATACCTCTTGGTACTAAACCAAGAGCCGACGATGTGCCAGCCATGGTAGGCAAAAATGAGTTCGTATTGAATGATCGTGCGGTATCTGGTATAGGTAAGATGTTAACCGGTAATCCAGACCCAAGAGCCGGGGCTCGCGCATTGTATCAACTACAAGATCAAATGGAGGCTATAGTATAATGGATAAAATGATGTTGGCTATGTCAGACCCAAGTCCAGAAGCTGAAAGAGGCGACATGTTTGAAAATTTTTTAGACAGGCAAGGAATTAAAAATTTTGACAAATTACCTGATTATCTACAAAGAA